TTTTAAAAGTCTTCTAATTATCTTTGAAACTGTCAGCCTTTGTGAAGCAATATCTTCTTCGCTTTGACTAATTGCAGTGTAAGTCCAGACTTCTTGCCCGTAAGATATTCCACCGAAAATACTACCAAATGTATAATTTAATGTATAAATAATTTCATAAGGGTTGTCGCTGTAATCGCTACTTAATTGGTCTATTACAAAATTATCGCCACCACTTACGCTTACAGTTGTTCCATCTGGTTTTTTTACCGTTATTATAACTGGGTCAGGCACATATTGCCCAACCGCAAACACGCTAATTGTTGCTAGTTTTCTAGGGGTATGTATAAGTAAATTGCTATCTAACACAAGTGGCTGACCGTATGTTTCCAATATCAGTTCGCCGTATTTTGACCTAAACGGCTCATCTACTCCGTCAGTTTGTTCGTATAATGGCGTTATTTTTAAAGATAATCTATTTGTAAACGCTTTACCGCCTAATACAACTCGTTCTAGCACCTTTGTAGGCTCGATAAGGTATAAAGCGTGTGAATACTCGCCAAATGTTTCTCGTGTCACTATATCCCTATCTAGCACCTTATAAATCGTTTCTGTTTTTTCGTTTACCGTGTCTTGAATTACTATTTTAAATTTTGTAAAAGGTACAAATGGCTCACTTATGCTTGTAAAAGTCAAGTTTAAACTTGCTTGGTCTAGTGTTTCGTCAAGTGCTGTTTTGTCTAAAAAAGGCAAATCACACAAAGAAGTGATATCAGTCCATACATTGTTTAATAAATAGTAAACTGTAAAAATGTTATTCATTATCTTCTGCTCCTATTGTATTCTGCTCCGCTTCTTCCCATAATTCGCCCTATTCTCAATTCTTCTTCCCAACGCTTTTGGTTGTAATTTATTGTATTTGTTACTAAGTCCATTGTTAATGAACCAAGCCCTAAAACTGGATTAATCGCAAACGCTATTCCGTGTTGTAACACTTTTACGCCTGCATTTACCATTTCTTGTTTATGTGTGCTTCCTGTTTCAAATGCCACTTGACTAAGCCCTAGACTAACACCCTGTTTCGCCATTCCAATCGCTACACTAACGCCAGCCATTTTTCCAATTCCACCCTTTTGTTTTTCGGGTGCTGTTGCAGTCGCCGTTGTTGGCTGTGGCGTACTAGGTTGCGATGGTGTTCCCATTTCGTCATCGGGTCTTACAATTCGTATATTGATATTGTTTTCCATAGTTCTCCTTTAAGGCATAATGTGTAAATTCAATAATATCTCTACGAAACCGCCACCAATAGCAATAATTTTACTACCTGCCTTTATTTTAACTTTATTTGTAAAACTCAAATTCTCAAATGCGTTCCAAGTTTCTTTTAAATACCATATTGCATTTTCGTTTGTGTTGTCGCCCTTTAAAAACTTAATTAACTTTTCGCATATTGCGTCAGGTCTTGTATAAAACTGAATTGACACCATATGCGTTTTATTGCTTAAATATGTAGCACTTATGCTCTTATTCATTTTTCTTGGCGACTTTTCCATTGCCATAAAATCGGCTGTCATTTGACTAACAATAAGTTGTCCGCCTGTTATCGTGTCTTCGTTTTCTTCGGTTGGTTCTTGGTCGTAAAACTCATAATCAATAAAGTTCGATAAAATCGCACCGTCCGTATCGCTTGTAACAAACAATGAACCTGTAATTGTCTTAACTTGTTTAAACTCGCCTGTGTCCACTTGTGGGTTTGCTGGCTGTCTAAAACTTAGAAAACTGTTATAGTTATAGGTCTTGCCATTGCTAACAATGTCGCCACTTAATGGTGCAGTTAAAATGCTCATTTCGTATAATGCATTAATGTTTTGCATTTCGCTGTTTATTGACGGGTAAAAGTTCATAACAACATCAAAACTCTCGCTGTCAATCCCTGTTACCATAAACGGTCTACGCCCAAGCGTTAAAACACACTGTGTCTTAGTTCCGCGTGGGTCTATGTCGTTGTCAAGTTTCACGGTAAAGTTATCGCCTAAAATATTTTGATACTCTTTTGCAATGTCTAATAAATCAATCATTCTCGCTCCCCATTATAATAAATTTCTATTCGTTTGGCTAAGTCCTCAAAACTCTTTTCAATGTAGCCCGCTTTACGACTTGTTTTGTTTGCGTAACCCGCATAGTCGACCTCGTCATTACCTATTTGTACTTTCGCAGAATTGTCGCTAAAAACTTGTCCGCTAATTCCCACATTCTTTAAGAAGCCGGGGTAAAGGCTTTTTCCATACCTACCCGCTGGCGGACTAGTTCTTACGGGTGCGTTTGCTTTTGTTATTTCAACACCCTGCCACATTATTTCTTCTGCTAACATAACTTACTCCAATACTAATACATACGACTTTTTGCCAAATCCATAAATTTGCTCATTAACTACTGTTATCTTAAAACTGTTACCATTTATCAAAACATTGTATTGATACGGCATTTCTTTAATGTTATCTAAATTGTCAAATGTTTCTATCGCGTACCTTTGACCGCCACTAGCCATATAATTAACAAAATTCGCGTTCTTTTCTAAAACCGCATTTTCTCTTGCTCTAAACTTTCGTGTTACTTTTTTTAATGCAGTGTCATATAACTCGCATTTTAAATTGTATCCATACATACGCCTACCCCACATATAGCAAATTAGGCTCAGTCGCCATTGCTATTTGATAAACCATTGGTGCTACTAATTTACTCGATATTTCGGTAATGTCAAAATTTTCACTGTTTGTAGCCGTCTTAACTATTAAACCGTTAAAGAATTGAACGCCATTTTGCTCTAATAAAAATTGTGTTTGAACTACTAGCATTTTCTTAATGTCTTTTTGAACGCCTGCGTATTTTGCTATAATTCTATTAACGATGCTTTTCGGCTTGGTTTGATACAATACATAGTCGTAAACTAAACTATGTACTAAGTCTAAAAATTTGCTTTCTTTTACCGTGCTGTCGCCGTCTAGTTCGTTATTTAACGCAATGCCTGTTAATTCCTCAAATTCTTCGCTACTTAATTTAACGGGTAATTCCGCATATAAAAATGTTACTTCTGCCATATTATCTCAACCACCCTTTTAATAGTTCAAACGCTTTTGCACTTGTTAATAACTTTCTAGGCTGTATTTGAACTTGTCCGCCCATACCACCCTGTTCGCCTATCGTTCCACGAAGCCTTAAATTAGGTCGCTTAATGTTTTTCATTAAACCTAAACTGTCCGCAATATTGTCTTGTGTTTCAGTCGCTTTTCTCGTGTCGGATAATAATATGCCAATAGCGTTTTCAATTTGTGCTTCTTTGACTTCGTTTTGTATCACATTGCTGTTTCTAGGGAATTGTAAAACTTGGCTATATCGGTCGTACTTCCAACCAACTAAAACCAACTTTTCAATTTCTTGCATTGATTGTTTTAAAAGCACTTCCCTGTCGCTGTCTTCTAAGGCTTCCCATAGAACCCTTAAATTGTCCGTGCTTCTATAAGTGCTTTCAATATAAGCGTCCGCTTCCGCAAGTGTCACATAACTATTTGTTCCTACTGTTAACATATTACTCTCCTTAAATGGAATAGGGCTTTATAAGTAAAACCCTATAAGAAAACTATTTAAGCCAATGTACCTGTGTAAGCAACGAACTCTTCGCCTGTTGCATCCCAAATAGACATTGCACCTGTTCCGCTAACAATGTAAATTGTATCTGCTTCGCCTGTTACTGGAAGTGCTGAAACAACGCTGTATGCTGTGTCCGCTTCTGCTCCTGTAATTGCAACAAATACTAGGTCTGGTGCAAGTGCTTTGATACCGTAGTCGTAGAATAGTTCCAATGCCCAATCGTTAGAGAATTGGATTTTATCTAAGCCGTACTCGTCAACTCTTAGTGGTTGTGCAATCGAACCATAAACCATTAACACTGCATCAACATTTGCTGGCAAGTATGTAGAACTAAATGTAGCAACGCCGTTAAACGCTGGAATTTCTTCGCCCTCTACTGTAACAATAGTGTTGTTAGTGTCGTTTAGTTTGTTTTTTAATTTACCAAAAATTGCTGGCTTTAACACTAATGCCATTTGGTCGCGTTCTACGCCGTCAACATAATCATTTTGTAATGTTTCTAGTGCTTGAATTTTAGCCTCTAATGAACCCTCAATGTCACTTGTGTCAATAGCAAATGTTTGTGTTCCTTGTGTTAGTGCAGTTAAAAAGAATTTTCTTTCCATTTCTCTGTTTAGACTTAAACGGAAGTTCTCTTTTCTTTTTTCCGCTAGTGTTGGAATGCCAAATGTTTCTAGGTCAAACTTGTTAACCTCTTCAATGATTTCTCTTTTAATATCTAGGTTTACAACTGTTTCTGGTGCAACAATTTTATTGCCAGCAAGTGCTGTTCTTGCAGTACCATACACTTGGCTTGCAGAGTTTACAAATCTTTTGTAAATCATTGCAGCGATGCCCTGCGGTGTACCGTTTTTAGCCTTTAACATATTTGAAATTGTGCGTTTTTCGTAGTTTTCAATAATACCTCCGATTTGTGAACTTAATTTTGCTTTGTCAGTATCATTTATAAAGATACTATAAGCGTCTGTTCTATGTGACATAATTTATTCTCCTTTAGTTTTAAATTATTTTACCAATCTTAACATCTGGCGCTTGTCCACCTTGTGTGCTAGGATTGATTGCAGGGCTTCCTGTTCCTGCTTGTGTGTCTGTTCCAAACAAATATGGCTTTGTCGTGTTCAACTCGCTAATTTGTTCTTCTAAACCGCTAACTTCAAAACCGTTTTCGCTTTCAGTAAATTTTACTTTACCGCTGTCCAAGAAGCGTTCTAAATCGGCTAAATCTTTTGGTTTAAATTTGTCTTTTAGTTCGTTTAATTTTGACTTATACACAAAGTCCTGTTTGGTTTTTGTTAACTGTTCCTTGTACTCGCTAATTTGTTTTGCATTTTCTTCTTGTAGTGTTTTTAACTTTAATTCAAGTTCCGCATTGCCTTTTGCCTTTTGCCCAAGTTCAGTCAACTGTGTGTCCCTTTCCGCCAAAAGTGTTTGATATTTCTTTTCGGCTTCTCTTGCTTCGTCAAACTTCGCCTTAGGTATAAATTTCTCTTTACCTAAATCAATTTTAAAGTCCGCTGTTTTAGTGTTAATTTGCGTTACCAAATCCGCACCAATTTTGTCTGTTAAGTCTTTGTAAGTTTCCTCGCTTAACAATGTTTTTAAAAACTCCATAAATTCTCCCTTTGCCTTTTTTTGATGGTCGGCTCCATCTAGGTTTTTATTTTGTTGATTTTTTGCACTTGTCTGTGCGTAGTTTAGCGACATTTCGGTCTATAACTACTCTTTACGAGTTGCTAATAAGTTTTTAAGGTCTTGGTATGTTTCACTACCCTGTCTTTTTGCTCTTCTATATGCACCTATTGTCTTGTAGGGCAAGTCCTCAAACTGCAACTTCATCTCGCTGTACTCTTTGAACTCTTCCCTTAACTGCGAATTGTACGCCTGACTTCTCGCATACTGTTCTCTCTCTTGTTCTGTTCGGTCATCTTTAAATGGCTTGTTGCTTTTTTCCTGTATTTCTTTCAACTGGTCTTGCGTGTAAAATTGTTCGTTAAACGGTATAAACTCGTGCCTGCAATTAGGGTGTATCAATGAATAACCTTTTTTTAACGCCGTTCCATATAATGGCGGGTACTTATCGCTTTTTCCACTAATGCTAAATACTCTGCCCTCAAACTTGCTACATACAGGACAAGTGCTACCGTACTCCGTGCATTTAACTAAGTCATACCCTAAGGCTTCCGCTCTTGTAAAACTTCCAACATTCGCACTTTCTATCATTGAACTTCTAGCAACCATATTTACGTATGTTTCTAACGCAACTTTCTTTCCATTGGCATAAGTTACATTAAATGGTGTACCTGTGCTTCGTGCTTCGTCCTGCATAGCATTTAAAAGCGTTTCCCTTAACTCTCGCATACCTATTTGTTGATTACCCGTTATAACGCCATTTACAAGGCTTAAAACATTGTTGCTTGCAAGTGTGATTGATTTACTTAATTCGCTAAAAGCATTTAAAACATAAACATTTTTATCGGTTGCTACTAAGTTATCAGCAAATACTTGTTTTACATTCTCTCCACGTAAATTCGGGCTAACCTTTAAATTGTCGTTTGTTGCTTGCTGTCCGTCTTCAAATGCCTTACCAACATTATCGGTCGCAAACTTATTCGCATCCATTTTTAACTCTAACGCTATTCGCTCGGCTTCTAACTGCACTCTTGCCACATATTGACTGTCCGCTTTCGCATTAAGCACTTCATTAAGTTTGGCTGTTCTCTCACGCATTCGTGTTATGTATTCATTTACTGCGTTTAAATCCATTTAACCACCCCTATAAGTTGCTTCGTTGTAGCCCTAGCGTTGACATCGTACTGTCGCTTGTTTCTTCGTTTATCTTTTCTACTTCTTCTTCGGCTTTGTCTTTACTATAATTGTAGTACTCTTGTAAAGCTGTTGACTTGCTAATCAGTCCGCTTTGAACTCTTAACTGTGCAATTTGCGTGTTCCTGTATTCGTTGTTCGGTATGCCGTCATTAAAGAAAATTGTAAAGTCTTCTTCTTTTATTTCCTTGTAACCTAATTGGCTTAAAAGCATAATAAGTTTTTTTAATGGGTCATTTAGTTTGTTCGCCAATCTGCGCGCTTTCATTCTAGCGTTTACCAATCGTGTTTCTAATGCCTCATAGCCTTGACTTGCACCAAACGCACTATCGTCTATAATTCCACCCATTTCACTTAAACTAAACAACTCTTGCTTCAATCTCTCAATTATAATGTGGTTGTTTGTTAACTGCCCTGTAAATTCCATATATCCAGGTGCTTGTTGTCCTGGTTCTAATATGAAGCCCTCGCCCGTTTTTCGTTTCCACCCTAAACTTTTACCTAACTTGTCAAACTCTTCGTAGTATGCACTCGCAGGTAAGTATGGTGTAGGGTGGCTGTGTTTGTCTAGTATTAACTGCTCAATAGCAAGCCTTATTTCAATTTCGGCAATTATCGGCGTTACTGCTTCGTAGTCGTCTATTCCATAAACGCTGTTACTTGTTGTGATATTTTTAAAGTGAACTATTGCAAAGTCTTTCAACCCTGTTTCAACTCTCTTTTCGCTTAGTAGTTCCCCTAACTCATAGAACAAGTGTTCCCCTAGTCGCTCGCCGTCTTCCGCTATAACATCTTTAATTCTAGCGCTCTTTACTTGCCATTCCTGTAATGTGTAATAACCTTTGTCGTGTATTTGCGACCATAACTTATACTTCTTGTTTCGGTCGCTTACCTTTAATTCAGGGTTTAAGTCTTCAATCCACACGATTAAGTGTTGTTTTGTCGCCATTGTTTCTTGGTCTACTATCGGCGTCCACATTGTCGGGTCTTTTACTATAAAATTACCTTTGTTGTTTTCGCCTTTATATACCTGCACGATTGCATCGCCTAAACTTGACACATCTATTACAATTTGCTGTAACTTAGCGTCTAGTGAAACATTGTTCTCGATAGACTGCATATTATCTTGTTTGCTATCGTCTAGCATAAATGTAGGTGGCTCTCCCACCGTGATATCAGCCGTCTTTAAACTAATCAACTTGTGATAGTTTATATCGGTCTTATATGTATCTAGTTTAGAAGCGTCTTTCCCGTCATATAGGTCTAATGCTTCACGCACTCGGTCAAACCTGCGTTGATACACAAGTTCGGTGCTACCAGCAAAAAGTTTTCTATTGTCGGTGTACTTCTTTATTCTTGGCAACTCGCTTTCTTGCGGGTAAACGCCACCGCTTCTTAAAAAGTTTAAATTGTAAAGCATATCTTTCTCCTATATTTTTACCCTTACCATTCCTATTGGCTCTTTCTTGAACTCCATATCTTCGCTTAAAGCATATCTTAAAGCATCAATTAAATGGTTATTCTTATCTACTGGTTGTCTAATAGCATTGCCGTCCTTGTCCTGCTTCCATTGGTACACGGTTAACTCGTTCTTTAAGTTCTGGCAACTCTTGTCAATAATGATTTCGTGTTGCTGTAAAAACTGTATTCCAAAGTTTACGCTGTCTTTCCCCTTATTCGCAGGTGTCGCATTTATTCCTAAGTTCTGCAACTCAACTATGCTCTTAGGCTCGGCACTGTCGCATATCAACCGCTCACGCCCTATTATAGGTCTTACGAAGTCCGCCACCATATCATTTGTACAGCCTTTCTCGTAAAACTCTTTAAACACATAAATTTGTTTTCGCATTTTGTCATAGTGTACTCTCACATATGCAAACGGGTCAACACTAAAACCAAAGTCTAAGCCATTGCGTATGTTAGAAAACTGCGTTTGCATTTCGCTAATGTCTTCCACTCGCCAATTAGTAAATATAACATCGCCAAGCACGCCCCAATTACCATAAGTGTATACATTCTTGTAATAAGGGTCTTTTTCATTCTCTAAGGCGTTATGGTCTTGTTCCGTTAAGAACTCGTTATCTTGGTGCGTTGTTTTAACTATAAGCACATCTTGCTCGTTTATTCTACCCCTAGCAACTTGCTTGCCGTCTTCCCATATACCAAAGAACTCTCTGTATAACCAATGCGTTTGGTAAATAGGGTTAAAACTCAATGTAATGCTTTTCTTTATTCCGTCTTTCGTAATACCACGCAAACGCTTTTCTAACTGCTTATAATCGCCGTATTCCACTTCGGTGGCTTCTTCTATCCATATATCAGTTAATACGCCTTTAATCGGTGTAATGCTCTTAATTTTCTCGGTGTCGTCCAATCCCCCAAATAGTATTTGACATTGATTGTTTACCGCTGTTATTGTGTAATCGCTCTTGTTTATCTTGAATAACTTTTTTAAGCCCATAAGGTTTATTGCTTTTACTATCTCATTCCAAGTACTCTTATTGAGCGTGTTTGCAATCTTTCTAGTTATCAGTATGTTTCTACCAGATAGCACCTTTGAAACTGTACGCTGTGCTAGGAAGTAACTTTTACCACTACTACTACCACCGTAAAATATCTCCCTATCATAAAGCGTGTGTATATATGGCTTGTATACGGTATTAATAAGCCCTTTTGTTTTTACTGTTAATACTGGCATAATTATTCTTCCTGTATCTTTATTTCAAAATCTCCCGTAAGTTCAGCGTTTATATCAATGTTCTGCTTATTGTACCCGTGCATACTGTTTAACTTGTCTACTGCATTAATAACTGTTTTGTAATCTGTAAGTTCTTTCGATTTCTCTAATGC